GGTGACGTACCACCTTTCCAATTACCATTTAATTCTCCAAAATTTCCTTTACTTGATTCTGACATTTTTTGTAAAGCTTCTTTTGAAAAAACACCAATCATATCCTTATTCCAAGGTGTGTGTCCTTTAAGTGATTCAGATATTTTCTTACGAGTTTCTTCAGAAACTATTTTATTTTTATGTTTTTCAGACATTATTTCTTTATGTAAACAACCACAACTTTGAGTATCATCATTTCTTAAACAGCCGCCCCTGATAATTTTTTCATTCCCACAGTCACATTGACACAGCCATTTTCCATCTCCAACATATTCTTTAGCTATTAACCTGCCGTGTCTGTTACCAGTTTCATCTATTAGTTTATTCATTCAACAATCTCTTTTCAATTTTATTTTCTATTTGTTTCTGTTTTGTGTAATCTACAAAATGTAACATCTTTTTTATACCATCTTCAAACTGTAACATAATAGAGCCTAAAGCAGCCATTCCCTCTTTAGTTTCAAGTGACCTGTTCTTGACATGGTCAAGTGTTTCTTGCTGACCTCTAAGTGCTCCTTCCATATGACTAAAGTAATCAACCAAGAACTCAGGTAAATATATAGTATCTATTTTAGTCTCTTTAATCCCAGTATCTTTATTCAACTTCTCCATTTGAACTTCAACTGTTAGTGATTCTTTTATTGTATCTCTAATAAACTTTTTGTCTGATTTGTTTAACATTTAGTTCCTCCCATTAAATATCTAAGTATTGTAAAGTCACAACAAGAGCTGCTGGTCTCCATGTAGACCCGTGATTGTTAGTAACTGAGCCCTGGTAATAACCAGTGTTTGAGGCAGCATCACCAGCATTACTTGTCCACATATCACTACTTGGACTATAAGTACCTTCACCACCATTTCCAACTTCAAGATGTTTATATCCTGAATTTTTTGCTGTTTGTGAAATTGAGAGTATAGTGCCATTTGATTGATATGTGTAATCACTTGAACTTGTGCTTCCTTTATCATGCCACTGATGATTATGAGTTGATGCTGCCATTGAGTGCCTGTGGTTTGGTAATGTATGAGCTGATATAGTCCAACTACCAGCAGTGGCTCCACCAGTTGTATAAGTAGTTCCACCTTTAAGAGCTATAACTCTATCAGTTACACCACTATCAATAGCCCAACCATCCATAGCAGCATTTCTGTATATAGGTATTTTTTGACTTGTATCCCCATGCATCAAACCTAACCAGGCGTTATTAGCTGTATTTCTTTGTTTCATTACTTTTTGAGTTGTGTCAAACCAAGGCATACCTGCCACAGCATTAGATGGAGCACTGCCACCAGAAAACAAAGACTTAAGAGTATTTAGATTATTCTCTATGTTTTGAACATCTGTAGCAATGTTATGAGTTCCTTCGTATGTATTATCATTCCATGTTTGAGCCATTTTATTCTCCTATTAGTTGTATAACTTAACTACAAAGTTTTCCACCAAAGCATTTACAGCACCTGCTGGGTCAGTGATAGTAATTTCTACCTGGAAGTATCTAAAAGATGCCACCACAGAACATATTTCCATTTTAGTAGCTTCTGACCAATCATCCCCTACATTTACTTTATATTTAAATTTAATACTTGTTTGAGGTGCTTCATTTATTTCTGCTGCCTCATTCCAACTTGTTGTAGTAGCGTTTATTTCATCCCAAGTTAAAGTTCCAGAGGCAGTCATATCATCCCAAGTAGTGCCAGCCCCAATAGTGAGAGCATCAGCATCTACATAAGTAAAGTATTTATCACTAGAACCTAAATCAAATATAGCAGATGTATAAGTTCCAGTAAGAACACTACCACTGTGGGAGCATTTTAAATAATCGTCACCATTATAATCATAGTGTTCAGTATTGTCGTGGGTTCCAGAATAAGTAGCTGTATACTTATCTGTATATGTAGTAGTATCGTAAGCTGTCCACCCTTTAGGGGTGCCAATAGTTGTTGAGGCAGATCTTGGTGTAGACCCATAAGTATCATTGGTTCCTTTACTATTAACAAAGAATGTAAATAGTCCAGGTTTTACTCCTGTCAATGAGTAATTTGGACTTCTAATAGATGCAAGAAACATGCCACCTAGCCACTGATTACCTAATCTAAATTCATATATCTCAATATCTGATTCACTAAGTTTATTAGCATACAGGTTTATAGCATTATCATTAGCAATTATAGACAAGCTGGTTACTGATGATGGAGCAGATGACTTTCCAACTACTTGGTGTGATAATAATGTAGCACTATCAAAATCTTGTTTTACTCCCCAAATATTTCTAGTCACAAGTTTAATGTAATAAGTTTCTCCCTGTGTAACTGGACCTATTTCAAAATTATTAGTAGTATTAAACTGGTGAATAAATCCAGAGTTAGTAGTTGATTGCCATACCTCTACATCTTTGAACCATGTGTAATTAGTTGGTTCCTCAAAATCTACCTCTAACATAGAAAAACTTCTTAATCTTTCAGTATATACTCTTTCAGTTATACTAGTGCTGGATACATCTGGAGGTGGATCATTTGGATTAGGTAAAGAACAAGTATACTCACCCTCTATATCTATGTCATAATCATCGTCATACAGATCATAACTTTCATATGCTAAACTCAAACTAACAACACCTGTTTCACTAATATTGCTATTTACAACTCTCATCAACTGATCAGATATTCCAAGTGATGTATTATTAAAAGTTACAATACTGTTTGGCTCTAACTCAATACATTCATCAGTAAATGTTCCTGATATAACTCTGTCTAGTTGTGCTCTTTCCAATTCAAACACGCCTAAATCAGCTGCCATCTGTCTGTCAGTACATCCAAGTAATTCTACATTATTTACAACACCTACATCTTCACCTATCATAATATCGTCTGTCACATATTTACTATCTTTATCAATATATTTTACTCTAACCCCATTGGGTCTGCCAAACCTTCCAGGCTGATTTATTTTTATATCACTTTTTCCACCACCATCTTGGTAAACATGGTCGTCTTCGATAGTCATCACTGAGGATTCATCATACAAATCTTGGTAATACAGGTAGTATACACCGTCCCACATTGTAATGACACCTCTGAAATGTTTTAGTATCTTATTAATAACATCCCCTACTTTTTCATTTTCCTTAATAACTAAATTCAACCCCCACCCCTGTGTATCACAATAATTAGCAGCGGATGTCCAAGAGGTTACATCTAATTTTGTAGCAGACTTTCCAAATCCATATCTACTATTAGTAAAATAATCATATAAACATAACACAGGGTTATTACTATATGCAGTAGTAGTGTCTCTGAAATCATATACTTTTGTTCCTTCAAGCTCTACCTGTCTGGATGGAATACCTTGGTAATAATTCTGGTTGTATTTTAATTTAAATGTTATGTAACAGGTATTCCTCATAGCATCTGTCCACAATGGATCTGGTATATTTGTATCTACTGTTTGTGTAGCTGAACCACTATGAAACCAATAGTCAGCATGGCTTCCATACTTACCAGTATATTCAGTATAGAGTTTATCCCCTAACCATACTTGGTCTACACCACTTCTTTGATGAATAGCATTACACTCACCCTCTGCTAATGTTTGAACCATGTATAGGTACTTATTCTCTTTCCCAGCGGTATACATATAAACATCATTACCACCTACTCGTTGGGTACCATACACTACTCTCACAGGTTCTTGTGTGCTTCTGGTGTTTGATTTTATACCACCACTTGTTTCTTTACCTAACCCCCGTTGGTCTTTTTTCAACAACATTGTGGCTGCATATGACAAAGCCATAGCAATAGCTATTTGTATCACAGCCCACCAAATTGGTCCTACTGCTGCTGGCATCTGTATACCTCCAAGATGTTGAAATGTTCCAACTTATAAATACTTACACCATTTTCTACACTTACTGACATTACTCTACTATTTCCAGTGTATATTCCAGCGAACATTATTTTTACTGTTTTGTCCTCTAACACAAGTATATCCCCTGGTAGTATATCTTTTTTGTCTAACTTTATAGTAAAAGTTTTTAACCACTCGACCATTATTTTTTTAGTCCCGACCGGATCTTTAATAAAACGATCTGAGTAATTGTCCATCGTTAAATCACCATAAATAATATCTGGTATAGCTATATCCATCTCTTTAAGGGTGTCTATTATTAAAGTAAAACAATCTACACTACCTAATGAATAGTCTTTACCTACATGTTTTGAAGTTATGTTTGCCATTTTAACTGATTTATTTTTTGACATTATGAAATCCCCCACCTTATCTCTTTATTTTCTAACGAGGGCAGCCAAGGAAAACCACCGAAGTTTATAGCATTATCTAAAGCAATACACCTTGTCTTGGTTCTATCACACCAACTTTCAGCACCAGCATACTGGCATTCAGTACCACCAAACACTTTCCATCTACAACTCGGACTGTGTAAAGCTGCTGATCTTTGTGCCCAACTGGCAAAATCAGTTGAAACACTTATCCTTACTTCATCTTCATCAAGTTGCCAACTATCTACTTGACCGCTGAACAAATTGACTGCCCCCACCTCAGTACCACTACTTGTCAATAATGCTACATAAATATCAGCATCTTCATCTTGACTTGTACCATCTACAAATATAGAAGTCATAACTTTATCTACATTGTCTAAACGTAACACGGCTTCATCAACTATGTTTCCTATACTATAACTTATACTGTCAAAGGTCATTCCACGGGGAGAGTATGTTCCTGAACAACCAGCTGTATCTGTGGTGAATGGAACATCTAATGTGGTATATCGGTAGGTACTACTCCCATCATTAAATGAGAATAGAAATATGGGGAACAGTTCATTACTTTCGAGTTGTTCTATTATTCCTGAAGATATTGTTCTGGACATTCAGTTCTCCCTTATTCGTTTAGTAACCCTTTAAAACTTACTCCAATGTTAATAAATGAATCGTTAAATACTTCAAAACTTTGTATATCCTCTTTGAATTTACTATGAACTTTTAGAGTTCCTGTAAAATCATAAGTTATTCTTTGACCAGTTGTAGGCGGTGTAACAAATTCAACTTTGTCAGCATTGTCTGCCCCACCCTGTGCTGTATAAACATAATCTGTGGTTACTGTTTGTGTGGCACCAGCAACATATAAAGTCCTACTGGAGGCATCTTTGGAGGGGAGGTTAAATCCAGATGTAGTAGCATCTCCTGTTCCAACGTACTCTCCTGTGTGATCCGTAGCCACTCCATACTCTACAAATACATTGAAAGCTTCATAACTACCAGACCTATCCATATAGAAGTCCCACATAGTGGCAGCATTAGCATTAGTTATATAGTTGTATGATAAAGTAATATGTCTTTTAGGATATAACCATTTTCGTCTTCGTTTCTCTTCACCTAAGTCCCCAAAGTTAGATTTAAGAGTTTTGAACTCCATCTCAATAATAACTGGTCTATCGTAAGGTATGGTTGAATACAATGGATACACTGCCATCTATATCTCCTTTATACTGCTACAGCAAGAGCGTTTCTAAGACCACTATGACCTTTTTGTAGTGCTTGGATTATAGGATCTATGATTGCTCCTGGATTTTTTTGAGTTAATTTTACAAAACTATCAGCATCTACTGCTGTTATACCTATATTTATATTAGTAGGTTGTTGTCCATCAGGCATATCTATTGGAATACTTTTACCATTAGGTAGAGGAACAACAGCTTCTTTCATACTTCCTTCACCTATTAACCCTAATGTAGGTTTGTTAACTACACCTCCACCAGCGAATGCTTGAAAACCTCCTGGGATAATACCACCTTTAGCAGCTTGTATATACATACCACCACCGCCTACCCCATCAAGGGATGCAGGTAAAGAACCACCAACAGAAGCGGTTGTTCCACCCCCACCAAACAAACCCATACCAGCTGTTATAGCTTTTAGTATTAATGCTTTCATAGCCATACGCATTAAGTCTCTGGACACTGACATAGCCATGTCGTGAAATGTTTCTTTAAAACTTTTAGTTCCGGTCGCCCAATCCGTCATCATATCAGCTATAGGGGATGCTGCATAGGTATCAACTACATCCATTAACTCTTGTCTCTGGGCTTCTAATGCTTCTATATTAGATTGTCTCAGGTCATCTATCAGTTCTTTTCGTTTCAGGTATGACTCTTTTAACCTTTCATCTTCCTCGTTTTGTAATTCTTTCTTTAAAGTAGCAGCAGTTTCCAATCTCTCTTTTTCTTTTTCATAAAACTCTTTGTTCATTTCTGCAGCTTCGTCTAATGAACTTTTTGTTCCATAAATAGCATCTCTTTCTTGTTGTGCTTTCCAGGAATACCAGTCAGACCACACCTTTTTAAGGTCCTCTGCTTTCCTTTTTTTGTCATCAGCACTACCATCATCCCCACCAGACCCATCTGGATCAGGAACAAAAGGTTTAGGTGCTTTCATAGCTTCTAATCTTTTTCTATCTACATCTAATAATTTCTTTTCGTTGTTTAGCTTAAGTGTTGTAGTTATATAACTTTGAGCGAGAATTTTTTGCTCCTCCCTCAAATTGTCTAAATGTTTTTCATCGCCCTCATCCATAGGTATTCTTTGTTCTAATTGTCTATCTATGTCTGACAGCTCACCTTTAATA